AGGGAAAGCTTGTCTGGGAGGAAGAGGAAAAGATACATGGATTTGACGGAGTGCCGGCTACGGAGTATGTGGAGAACAAGGAGCGCACATGCATCTTTGAACCGGCAATCTCGATGATTGATGCTTATAACAAGGCAATCAGTGAAAAAGCGAATGACGTAGATTATTTTGCAGACGCATACATGAAAGTACTTGGAAGTAAATTGGAAGATGAAGATTTGGAGCATATCCGTGATAACAGAATCATTAATCTGGAAGGAGACGCTGATACTGTTATAGTTGACTTCCTGCAGAAACCAAACGGAGATACCACACAGGAGAACTTGATTGATCGTCTGGAGAAATTAATATTCCAGATCGGCATGGTTGCGAATATCTCAGATGAGAATTTCGGTACAAGCTCTGGCATTGCCATGAAGTATAAACTACAGGGAATGAGTAATCTGGCCAAGACAAAAGAACGAAAGTTTACATCTGGAATGAACCGGCGGTACAAGCTGATCTTTTCGAATCCGGTATCCGGAATGAAAGAAGATGACTGGGTGAAGCTGCATTACCATTTCACACCGAATATTCCATCGAATGTACTGGAAGAGAGCCAGATTGCTGGCAACTTGGATGGAATCGTATCACAGGAGACACAGCTTGGCGTACTGTCTGTCGTGGATAATGTGCAGAATGAGATGGAAAAAATCGAGAGCGAACAGGAAAAAGCCAAGACAGATCCTGTTATGATGCAGATGTTCGGAGGTGCAGGTGATGGCAAGCCAGGAGTACTGGAAGAACCGGGAAACGGAAGCAAAGAAACATAATATCATAGACGAAGAAGAGTATAACCGCCAGATTCAGGAAATCTATCAATCCATGATAGATGAAATCACAAAGGAAATAAATGGGTTCTATGCCAGATATGCCAAAAAAGAAGGCATTACGATGGCAGAAGCCAAAAAGCGCGCAGATAAGCTTGACATCGATGCCTATGCCAGAAAGGCAAAGAAGTACGTGGCAAAGAAAGATTTCTCGGATGAAGCGAATGAAGAGATGCGGATCTACAACCTGACTATGAAAGTGAATCGGCTAGAGCTCCTGAAGGCGAACATTGGCCTGGAGATGGTATCAGGCTTTGATGATCTTCAAAAGTATTTCGATAAGAAACTGACAAAGAGAACACTGGATGAATTCCGGAGGCAGGCGGGGATCCTTGGAAAGAGTATTATGAAAAACGAAAAGTATGCTCATGCAATTGTGAATGCATCGTTCAAAAATGCCACATATTCAGACCGTATTTGGATGTACCATGGTATGCTCAAAGCAGAGTTGGAAGGACTGCTTGCATCTGGACTGATTAAAGGAGAGAATCCGCGTAAACTCGCTAGACATCTAACGAAGCGTTTTGGAGTATCAGCCTATAATGCTGAACGACTCATGGTAACAGAGCTTGCAAGAGTGCAGACAGAGGCTCAGAAGCAGTCTTTTATCCGTAACGGCTTTGATGAGTATGTGTATGTTGCATGCACAAAAGGCGATGTATGTCCGATTTGCAAAGGACTGGACGATAAGCATTTCAAGGTAGATGATATGATGCCGGGAGAGAATGCTCCACCAATGCATCCGAACTGTCATTGCAGCACAGCCGCATATATGGATAATGAGGCTTATGAGGAGTGGATAAACAGCTATCAGGAACATGGATTGAATTTCGAAGATTGGAAAGCTTCCAAAGAAAGTGAAGAGCTGAGAAAACGAAGAAAAGAAAGAATGGCGCAAAGACTTGCCGAAAAAGCTGAAGCAATCAACAAAAACGGTCAAGCTGTTCAATTTGATTGGAAGGGAAATCCGCACAAAGAGCAAGAACAGATTATAACCAGATTGACAAAAGAG